GCCTTCAATAAAGATTGTTGAAACGAAAATCCTAAATGCCCAAAATTTCTCTCTTCCATGTGTTTATTTTATAATGTGTGTTTAAATTACAATTGATAATTCAAGTATGTGGTTTCCAATTCTTCCGAAGACAAGATGTCAGTTAGGTCTGACAAAATACGCTTCAATTTTGGACGAATATCAACAGTATACCTAACCTTTGGATGGTAGTAATATGCTGGAAATATTCTTTGAATAAATACATCTTCATTCAACTTAATTTCCAATAAAAAATGTTCTCTGTCCTTCTCGGGGGCATCTTCCACATAGTCCGAAGATAGGAAATAATTTTGATTTTCACACAAATAATCGGAACTTTTTATTTTTAAATCTTCAGAAATATCCTCACAAATATTTTTTACATAATAATGAAGATCCATAGAACGTCTCGCGTCTTCCACATGATCCTTAACGTTAAAGAATCGTTGACAAATGATGTTTCCCTCCAATGTTAATAGGAATTCAAATTTTGTGATGTCTTGTTGTTGTTGGTAGTTACTCATAACTTTTGATTTTAATTATTTTTTTTTTATTTTTTTCTTTTGTTGTTAATCGAAGGAATGGGTTTAAGAAATTAACGAATCCATCGTCTGATTTTGGTAATAGACTAAAAATTCCGTCGTCCCTCATCATTCTCATAGCATTTTTGTAAGACCTACCTTCTTGGTCCAAATTTTCATTTATTAGTAAATCTATGTTTTCTTTAGCCTGATCGGTTAAAAATGGTTCTTCCAAACTTACGATACGATTGTTTATATCAAAAAACTCCTCACCTAATACACCATATTTGGTAACACCTGTTAGTAAATTTGCAATAAGTTTGTTGTGTTTGTCTTGTCGAAAGATTTCCTCACATTTGTTCTTAACTTGTTCAACAGAAATTTGTTCTGTTTTTAGTTCAGGGAAAACAGATAAGAATCTTTTTACTCCCATTCCTCTTATGCCAGCAATGTTGTCTGAAGAGTCACCACACATCATCTTAACCAATTTAACATTTTCGATTAAGATTTCCTCGTGGTTATAAACAATTGTATCGTTTTGTTTGTAAAGTTTTCCGTGTGACGGATTGTAAATTTGTGTATTTTTTGAAACGAGTTGTGTAAGGTCTCCGTCTGAAGAATAAACTATTTTGTTTTCTTTAGGGGAATTTTGAGTATAGTAAGCGATGTTGTCATCAGTCTCACAATACTCATATTCTCCTTGTCTTACAAATAATTCCTCAAGATATTGTTTCACTCTATCTCTTTGGTAAGAGTAAGAACTAATCTCTTCTTCAGAACGGAGTCGTGATTTTCTGTTTTCTTTGTAAGGTGCGTAAATTTTTTTACGAGTTTGAGAACCTTCCAATCCATCCCAAAATACTACTATCTTGTCTAAATTGTACGTCTCAAATGTTCTTCTAAGAGTATTAAGAAAATGATATATTCCTCCAATATGTTCTCCCTTATGAAAGGCGTTTTTAACGCCATAGAAACCAATCGTAAGTAAATTGTCGCCATCTACTAATAAAACAGACATTAAATAAATTTATTATAAATCACTTTCCTCTGTTACAACTTGTGTGTCCAAGATGTCTGTAACATTAACACCTAATTGTTTACCGATGTACTCTCCGTTATCACGTTTGTACTCTTCGATAGAACGTTTTTCTTCAGTATCGTCTTTACCATGCATAAATCCTTGTGGAGTTACCAAGATACGACCATCCTCATATCCACCACCATTGATGTGGTTCTTACTGATTGAGATTTTAGTACGTGTAGCGATTCTGATTTTTCTCTTATCTTTAGTGATAGAGATTTTAGTAGTTCCCGCACCTTTTTGGTTACCGAATAAGAATACTAATGATGAGTTTAACCAAATGGCTTCACCACCTTTAGCTTTGATTTTTGGTTGTCCAAAAGGATTGTCAGGTAATTCTACCCAAGGTTGGTTAACAATAACCAAACTATTTGTGTAAGATTTGTCTGTTCTTCTTGAACCTGAAATACGTTGGTTGATACCCATTCCAATTTTGTCTGCCAAAACAGATGCGTTGTGTTGTTTACCACCTTTACCATCATAAGTCATCTTACAAGGAACCGAACCTACCGAATCCCAAAGGAATAACATATCGTAAGGAATGTCTCCCTTTTCTTGAGCGTCCATTAATTCGTTAATGTAGTCTGTGATTTGTTCGATATATTCGAAATCACTATTGAAAAGATATTCACCATCTTTATCAAAACCCATTAATGTTGCATGGTCCCAACTCCATTTTTGTTCTGTAATAATGAACACAGGAAGGATTCCTTTCTTTTGTGCGTCTACTGCTGTTTTTACTAAAGCCGTCGTTTTACCTGTATCACTATGTCCTAATAACATATTAATGTGACCCATTGCAGGACCTGGAATACCTGTGGCTTCCAAGAAGGCGTCTCCTAAATCGAAGAAACGGTCAGCTTTGTATTCGGCTTCTTTTGAGAATTTCTTCTTGATTGCCGAAAAATCTGTTTTTTTAATTCCTGCCATTGTTTTGTGTTTAAAAATGGGGTGGATGTTTCACCACCCCGTGAAATAATTAGAATGGTAATTCTGAATCTACGTCGTCATCTTCTTGTGGGTCAACCACAGGTGTAGATGGTGTCTTTGGTGCTGAAATTACTTCTTCAGTTGTTAAATTAGAAACCCATTTGCTGCTGTTAGAATCCCAACGTGGAACTTCACCCTTAGCAACCATTTCTAAATAATCCTCAGGTTTTTTAGAATAAACATCTGACCAAGTTAATTCATTGTCTACCCATGTTTTTGCGACGTTTGCGTCTGTGTGTAACGGACCTGCGTCTTCAGGAATAACTGAATTAATAGTAGTGTACTCTTTACCTGTACCCGCTTTAGTCAAAGCTAAAGACAAAATTAAATCACGACCATTTTCAAGATTGGTGATATCACCTTTGTTACGGAAAATTGGGAAGATTTTATCTAAAATACCATCACCTTTGTGATTGTGTTTAAATCTCCAAAATTTAGGTCCGTCTTGTTCGTTATCACGATCAATAACTTTAACAATGTAGAACTTACGAGAACGATAATTACGAGCCAATTCTTTGTCAGAATCAACACCTGTCATCATCAACCCCTCATAAACTTCATGTAATGGGGAACGTTTTCCCTCTTGTTTTGGGTCATATAATTTAACCCATTTTCCGTCCACTTGAACTTCATGGAAGTAAACCTCAACAAATGGTGAAGAACCATCTTTTGTAGGTAGGATACGGATACGTCTTTCTTCTCCCTTAGAACCTTTAGGTAATACGGTAGTGAAATAACGTTTTAATCTGTCCTCTGAGGACATTTTGTTTGCGGTGCCACTTGTGGCGTTTTTGCTTTTCTCGTACTGAGCGAGTACTGCATCAAATGTTGACATGTTGTTAAAATTTAATTATTTAAATTGTTATACTAAAATATACATAAAAAAACCCAGACTTGGAAATCTGGGTTAAAGTTTTTTAATAATTTTTTTATTTTAGGTTATTCCATGGTAAATAGATACGCGTATTTGTTCACTAATCCTAAAAATTCATCTCTTAAGTTTAATAAATCGGTATCTGAAGGGTCAAGTTGTTCTGTAAATTGTACTAACGCCTCTCTAGTCGTATTAACTAAACCTTTAATATCTAACTCAGATAAATTTGATAATTCTATGGTTTTAGTTTCCTCATCCAAAACAAATCTACCATACTTACCCATCGCCTGTTCAACATACTTGTCAATTAATGGAGTCAAATCATCGTAGAAATTACCAAACGCCTCGTGTCTTGCAATACCTTTTGTTTGCCAATGACATATTTTCATTTGATTTTGTAAACCTAAAAAAAAGTTTACGTTAGAACTTATATTCATCTTCTTCGTTTGAGTTAAATGACGTTTTTATATTTTCAACTGGATAATTTTCAACCTCATCTTTGGTTAAAACATACTCATTTTTACCACTTGCTCTCATTTCACCTTGTTTGTGTGCAAAGAACTCTTGTGGTTTTTCATTAAATGGATATGAATCTAAAGAACGCATTTCAAGTTTTTCAACTTCAGTCTTTGGTTTGTTCGCCTCAACTGTTGCACCTAATTGGTCAATTTTAGACATCACTTGGTCCATTTGAGCTAATTTTTGTTCTAAGTCAGTTAACTTAGTAAACACGTCGTCCATCTTAGTAATAACTTCACTATTTGAACCGGCACTATCTTCTTGGTCTTTTTTAACACTCTTTACCATGTTAACCAAGTCTGTAATGTCAACTTCTTCAGTATTATCCATTTCAGGTGCTGGTGCTGCGTCCATTGGAGCCGCATCCGCTGTAGGTAATGCATTTGGGTCAGCTGCGGGATCCATAGGAGCGGCTGCAGGATCTAAAGCGGGGTCCAAAGCTGGATCTGCTGGAGGTGCATCTTGTTCCATTATCATCGTTTTACCATATTTGTTAATGGCTCTGTAACGATTTAATTCTTCTTGTAGTTTTTTCTCTAACATGGCTTAATCTTGTAATAATTGTCTACCGTCGTTGGTAATGTATTTTTTATTTATTCTTTCAACAATTCCGTCTTTTTCTCTAATTGTGTAACATTCTCCTGTTACCATATCACACTCTTCTCTTTCCATACCATCGTTAGAAACTTTTCTAACTTGTTTCGGATTTAAAAAGTTATCCATTGTGTTATTTAATTTATTATTTTCCATAATTTTCTGTTATATGTATAAATATCCCAAATTTGTTAATATTCTTAAATGATTTCAAAATATACGACATCACCATCTTGTACTTTCAAATCTTTCATTAATTGTTTAGATAGAGCCAATCCAGATTTAACTCCTGTTGGTCCCGCATTAATTGGTCCTGTTATGTTATTAACGTTAATTTGTCCTGAACCAACTGGTGGTACGATTATTGGAGTTTTTATATCCTTTGGGTTATAAAACTTAGTCGTTCCTTTAATAATTAAATTTGGTTTAGCAACATCGAAATCAAATTTTGTAGAATAGAAGTATCTTGTTGACCCTGATAAATCTTTCCAAGTAATTGGATTAG